GATAGGGTGGAGCTCATACCCCAGACTCAATTCTTAAGCAGCAATTTTCATTGCGGAATAAGGAACGTTGTCGTTAGATGCAGTTCTTGCATTTAGTTTTTTGCTTCAGTCTCAATCTTATCTTTACTACACCAGTCGATCCTATTTCGCCCCCATCAAAGATACACTCACCAACCTCGTCTAACCCGCAGTCCGAAACATGTTGTCCTGCTACTTAGAGTGTATCCGTGGTGGAGGCGCCGGGTACCGCCCCCGGGTCCTCAGTGCCTATTCCATTAGATGTCAACGACATCAGCATAGTATTTATAGTAGTATATTACACGTTATATGTCAACCTATATTTTTCACGTACTTCTAATAATTGCGTGACATAATGATTTCTTCTATCCTCGAATACTTGCACTTCATCATCATCTACTGATATTATGATGACTATCTTGCTGACTGGTATGCCTGTACGTTCTTCATACATGATGGCATATGCTGCTGCCTGACAGAAATAGTTAGTGATGTATTCTCGATTCTTAGGTTTCTTTGCTGTCTTGAAGTCGATGATAGAAAGCATGCCTTTAAACTCAGCGACACAATCTACAGTACCCGCCATCTTGAGATAATCAGAATATAATCTGACTTCTCGCATATGGATGTTATCTATATTGTCATCGATGACTTTCTTCAACAGTGTGAAGTTGATAACATCATTATAGTCATAATCTTTAGGATCTATCTCTGATCCATCGATATAATCTTCACACAGCTGATGTATACGAGTCCCTCGTGTCGAAGCTTTTTTGCTTATCTTGTTTGCTTCTTCTTCGCCTACACGAGCTCTCCATTCTTTGATAGCATCAGCACCCATCAATCCTGTGACAGTTGTAACAGAAGGGTAAAGGACTCCGGCAGGGGTCTTGTAGTACCTGCCAGAGTCTGTATTGACTTGTTCTAGTACTTCACCGAGTATATTATCACTGTCTTCGTAATAAGGTTTTTTAGTGAAAGATTTTCTGTTCTTCAGTAAAGTTTGCAACATTCACAGGCACGATTCTTTGTTTGGGGTTTTCATATTGTGCTTTTTTAATAATAAAGTCTTTTACTAGTCCTGATCTGACGATGTCTTGTTCTTCAAATTCGATACATGAGAAGTACTTGGTCATCTTGTTCAGGATGGTCATGAAGTGGAATATTCCAATCTTCTCATCATCCCATTTCAGATCAGTCTGTCTATAATCTCCACAGAAAATGATCTTGGCATTGTTTCCTGCTCGAGTAATGATAGTACATAGCTCTGAGTAAGTCATATTCTGGCATTCATCAACTAAGATGATCGTATGATCTAACGTCATTCCTCTCAAGAAAGATGATGTCTGGAAGTCGATGATGTTCTTTGATTTGAGTATATCATAAGCATCGCCACGGCCGTATAGCTCATTGCAGATGGATTGATAGGGTGCTTCGTATATTTTTGATTTTTCTTTGATTGATCCCGGAAGGAATCCCATCTCTCTTGATGGCACCACTGATCTGATGATCGTGACGTTTTTGTATTCTTTATATTTTTGTATCTCTTCTAGTGCCAGGTAAAGGGAAATAAATGATTTTCCTGTACCAGGTAGTCCGTGTATGAGTAAGTGTTTACCGCTGGAAAAGTCTCGAAATACAGTCTCCTGATTCTTTGTTTTAGGACCAATATTTTTAAGTAATAGGTTGTTCTTTACTTGTGTTTGCTCGTTTCTCTTTTGTTGTCTGTTTTGTCTTTTTTCTGAACGAGTGATCTTTTCCATGAGTTTCCTTTATTTGCTAAAAGGTGTTGATAGTATTACCCCTCCCACTGGCTTTTTTTACACGTTTAAGAACATCACGAAAACCAGCATCGGGCTTTCTAAGGCCTAATCTGGTTGGGTCTGCTATAGCAGTTATCGAAGGGATATGATTGAGATGTTTGTTATTTTCAGTATAGATGTCTAACTCAGACATAGGCATGCTAATGTCAAAATATTTTTCTGTCTTGGTATCATAAAAAGTATATGTTGCCATTAAACTTTAACACCTCTAGACGCCCAGTACTTTTGAACGTCATCTTTATTTATGGGATCCAATCCCTTGGCGCGCATCTCTTCTTCAACTAAATCTTGAAGAAATGCAGATTCACTGACATTCCGCGGATTAAATTGCTCATCAATGATCTTATGGATATCAACTGGATTACTGTTTAGTGTCTGTGTCATTTGTTGTTATTCTCTCTAATGTGGATTTTAATCTGAATGTGGCTTCTGGTTCGAACTTTTTCATCACAGCAACAGTGTCATTTATGCCTTTTTGCCTACCCTGAAACCAATAGTAGGTGGAGACACCAAACATCAGCATGGTATAGCCTACAGCTGTGATGATATTGTCAATCGTCATCATATGAAAGCAATCTGTCTAGATTCTTTGCTCTCAAAGCATTATCATAGTTACGATATTGCTTTTGATGCCTGTCACGCTTGATCTCTTTAAAAGATACGTTTTCTTCATCTATAAAGGATTTCTTACTGGTCGTCCTTACTCTAGCATCAAACTTCTGATACGTATTGGTAGTCTTGGTCATAGTTAGAAGAGCTCCGGATATGCTGCTTGTACGATTTCTTTAGTTATCCCCTTGTATGGGCTTTTCTTATCTTTCATCGCCAAGAGCAATTTGGCATCATCGGCTGACACTGCTTCTAGCACCTGGATGAAGATCTGTTCTCTACGGAGGGGTTTCAGATTGGGGTTGCCGCCTTCGACAAAGAGATAGAACCTGTTGATCTCTTGCATGAGAGCTTTGGGTTCGTCAAACTGACTGGCTCTAAAAGGAGGATCGCCTTCTGGGAGGAGGAATTTGATGTTGGGATCAAACATATATTTTAAGATAGTCTTCACTGAAGCATGGCTGTTATATTTCAATGCTTCGATCCTGTCTTCTTTCTTCTTTAATTCATTGATCTGTGTCAGGAATTGTGACACTGATTGCATCTTAAACATGAATTTTGACATATTAAAAATCACCTACGCTGTCCATTAGAAGTTTCAAATTATGTGAGATAAAATAGTTGAATAGCTTGCTCCTATCCTTGCCATTTTCTTCGTTATATTTATTAATTACGCCATTTCTAATATTATCAGGAATCTTTGTGAGATCTACGAGCAGTTCATTACGAGCAAAGTTCCTCTTGAGCATCTCCTGAGAGATTCCTTGTGATTTGAACAGGTCCATCTTCTTCTGTGTCATGGGTTTCTGGCGCTTGTCTGTGACAAAAGTATCATCATCAGAAAGGATGTTGGGGATGCCGTCACCCTGGTCGCCCTTGAGGATATGCTCATACAGATACTGCTGAGGATTGTCTTCCTTGATCCATTTCTTACGGATGGGATCATACTGCCTGACTGTGGCATACTTCTGGAGCTGTACAAAGTCTTTATCAGCAGATAGGATCAGGATCGTCTTGTCCTTGTTCTCAGTCACAAGGGTGGCAATGATATCATCTGCTTCTGCAGATTCTACCTGGATCACTCGATAGGGGAAGTATTCCTTGATCTCGGCTTTAATCGTATTAAAGATATCGAACACCTGATTCCAATTGATCTCGGAAGCATCTCGGTTCTTCTTGCGATTTGCTTTGTAGTATGGAAATACTTGTTTACGCCAGTAGTTTCTATCATCACAAGCAATCACGATCTCGCCATATTCACTTTGAAATTTTTGCTTGTAAGAGCGTAAAGAGTTTATTACCATGTGTCTAAACAATCCTTCTTCCAAAGGAATGTTTGTATGATTGCCCAACTGCATCATCAGGTTAGAAATCATTACCTGATTAAAATCCACGATTATCATTTTAAAGTTTCCAATATTTCATTATCTATGTATTATATATACAATTTGTTAAGATGTCAAGTTATTTTCTTGCTGTTCTTTTGCTTTTTCCAGATCTTGCTGTACTTCATCAGATATCGTGATGACATTATCTATGATCTCATGGAAAGGATGTACGATCCTCTTGTATCTGTATACCAGAGCCTTGATGGTCTCTTCTGCGAATGTGAAGTCTTTTATATGACTTTCATTCATACGAACCACGAACCCGTAGGTTGATAGCACGCTCGCCATGGCCTCAAACACATCATCTGCTACTTCGTCACAATATTCTTGTCTTACTGATTGGATATGATCCAGAGATTCTTCGATGGTCGAAGGAAACATCTCTGGGCCTTTATTGGGAAAGTTTACTATGTTTTCTGTCATTGCCTCACCACTTTAAGGATTACGGTATTAGTATTTATCCTATCTGTAAATGTGGTTGGTTCAGATTTAATCTCTTCCATGAGCTTGCGTA